GTAAATAAAAGTCAAAAGCTCCATCGTTTTTATAAGCCTTTTTGGGAATATTGCAGTCTTCATACAGTCTCTTTACTAATACTTTTGTTTCCATCTTTCTTTCCTTTCCTTTTTTTTTATTTGTAATTAAGTCTAAAATTATTATATTTTTCACCAGGAACTATATCCCGATACGATTTCGCCAAAGACACTTTCCACTCATCGTTTTGAATTCCACAACTTGAAATCCCCATAGTGAAAAGGCGTGGTTTATTAGTAAGCAATTTGATCGTTCCGTCTGAATATGATTGATATTGATTGCCTACAATAGCTGTTAGCTTATAACGTGCCGTCCACGTTTCAATATCTGTGCCAAGCCAACTCCCATGCCAAAGCATAACAATATCACCTGAAAAAAGATATTCGCCTTGAAGATCTTTTTGATTTGTTGGCAATCCAACATCACACATACAACTCTCTCCGCTAAACACCCTTAACACCCTTGTCGTTTTTTTCACTTTTATCCTCCTCTTTTTTTATATATTTTATTTTTATAAAAGATGTTCGATTTTACAACCTCACCTATTCTCTGTGAAAACTCCAAAGGACAGGCATTTTTTTCACTAAGATGTAGCATATGCATTTCTTTTAAAAAGCTCAAATCTTGCGATTTTAAAAATTTTATAGCTGTTTGAATTTCCATATGTGAGTCTCTTGAAGTCGCAGCTTGATATTTATTAACCACGCCTTTTGCTTCATTTTCTTTAAGCCTTTTTTCACAATAGTTTGACTCCAGCATTATATAATTAAGGTTGCTAAACACTAATATTTCTTTCTTATCCCATGAATTTACCCTTACAGTATCTGTTACGAACAAAAGCTTTTGATTTAATATATTAGATCTTATCAAAAACCCAGTATTTGGCACACTATGTGCGAGACTAAAAGTGTTGATCTCAAAACTACCCACCTTAAAGACGGTATTATTTTTAAAAATAATAAATCTTCCGGGCAACTTTTCCCAACCATTTTTCCACAAAGCTTTTTTAGTGTTTCTTGCCATATAACAATCAACACCAAACTTTTTCATTGATCTCAACGACTTTGCATGATCTGAATGTTTGTGGCTTATAATACACGCTTTAATTTTCTTTAAGTCTATGTTTTTTATTATAGATTTAAACGATATTCCGCACTCAATAATTATGTTTGTTGAGCCGTCGGAAATATAATAACAATTACCATTACTGCCAGTGGATAAAGTTTTTATTTCCATATTTTTCCTTTTTTTCTTTTTTTTAAGTTGTAAAAACATAATATACTTAAACCTTAAAGTTGTCAATATAAAAAATACATTTTTTTATATATTTTTAATATTTTTTTTAAATAAATATATATTTTATCTTGCATCTTTTCAAATAAAATGTATAATATTTTTAAACATGAAAATAATAAAGGGGGAAAAATGAAAATACAAGAAAAGTTAAGTTTTATTCAAAAGAATTTAAAAGCTCCAAAAAATTTAAGAAACAATTTCGGTAAATACAACTACCGAAGCGTAGAAGGTATTCTTGAAAACGTAAAGAAAATTATGGGAGAGTGTTGTATAACGCTTAGCGATGAACTTATAAGCATAGGTGATAGGTTTTATGTCAAAGCTACAGCAACACTTATCTATAAGGATGAAAGCTACTCAACAGTAGCTTTTGCGCGCGAAAACAAAGAAAAAAAAGGGATGGATGCCGCACAAATAACTGGCAGTAGTTCATCTTATGCTAGAAAATACGCTTTAAACGGTCTATTTGCTATTGATGACAATAAAGACATTGATAGTGAAGATAACACTGAAAAAAAAGAATTATTTGAAGAAAAGAAATTAATTACGGAAAAAAAAGAATTATTTGAGGAAAAGAAATTAATTTCTGATTCTCAAATAAAAAGGATATGTAATCTTCAAGGAGATGTAGGTATCTCCGATGAAGATTTTAAAAAAAGACTTAATGTGAAATTTGGAACTCCTGATTTAAAATGTTTAACTAAAGATCAAGCTATAGAATTAATAAACATATTAAAAATAAAAAAATAGGCGATTTTATTATGAAAAAAATTTATTTTAACAAAAAAAAACTTTTAAAAATTATGTCTAAAGACAGGTGGACACCAAGCTCGCTCTCTAGGGCGATGGGGGTTACCCCCCCAGTTGTGTTGAACTATATAAAAGGTAGGTCCACACCTACCTTAAAGAGACTAAATCAAATATCAAAAATTATCAATGTTGACCCTTTTAAACTTTTAAAAAGAGGAGAGTAAAAAATGGAAGTAAAAATTTTAGAAGAGGTAGGTTATGTTTGGGCATTAAGAGGTCTAAGTAGAAGCTTTGATTGCGGCAATAAAAAGCCATGGACTGAAAGAGCGCAAGAGTTGCATAAAATAGCGGTAAAACTTGCCCCCAAAAATGGTGGGCATAATAAGTTTTTGGAGTCAATCAAGGTTTGGATTGATATAAACATGCCCCGATACTGGTGGCAACAGTTTGATACTTACAGGCTGTTGACAAAACAAAGCGACAGTACCATGCATACTATCATGAAAAAGGGTTTAACTAGTGATGACTTTATGCCTGGCACAAGCCCTGCTACGATAGGTGAATTAAACAGGAAGATAAACCTGTATAAAAAAAGCATAGACAAAAAAGAAAAGAAAAAAATCTTTAACTGGATAATTAGGAACAAGCCGGAGAGCTTTATCCAGGGAAGAACCGTTTGCACTGACTATAAAACACTAGCAAACATTATTATTCAAAGAAAAGGACACAGGTTGAGCGAAGAGTGGACTTTTTTTATAGAATCTATAAAAAAGCAAATAGCATATGCAGAGCTCCTACCCTTTAACCATAAAGAGAAAAAATTATGTTCATGTAAAGGGAGTTGTAAGTGAAAAGAAAGAATTTATATGAAAGAGATGAAAAAGGCAATCTTTTAACGACAGAAGAAAGATTAAAGCTTGTTGCTGAATTCTGGCACAAAGGATATCCAATGCCAAAACATATAAAAAAAAGGGTTTTAAACAATGAAAAAAAGATATCTTGTTTGTGATATAAATCAAACAGGTGAAAACATTAAAATTTTTAATAATTTAGATGATGCAGAGGAGTATGCTAACTCCTTAATACAAGAATATAGATCGAAGGCAGAGTTGGATGGATATTGGGATGAAGGGGTTAATGGAATTTTTATCTCTACCGTTACACATAGTATTGTATCAGAGGTTTTAGAAAGAAAACCAAGGAATATCTACCATTATAACGAAGGGAATAATTGGATATGGGGCGACGATAACTGGATAAATTTTTATCTTAAAAAAGATTAATATTTATGAACAACTCTATAAAAAACTACACTAAGATTGATAATGACTTTCTTGAAACTTTGATGAAAACAAGGCTTTCTGATGCTGAATCAAGGGTTGTTCATTGTATACAAAGACAGACATGGGGTTTTCATAAAAAAGAAGACTCTTTGTCTATCACACAAATAGTAAAAAAAACATTATTAGAAAAAAGAAATGTTATGCGAGCTCTAAAAAACTTGAAAAATAGAAATATTGTTTTGTCAAAAAAATCTAACATAAAAGGCAAAAACGGTATTTGTATAAATTCTTTAAGTCTAAACAAAAAGACAAAAGAGTGGAAAAATAATAAAATGGAAAAAAGAACAAAACAAGGTGACAATTTTGTCACCGTTAAAAAAACAGATAGTGTGACAATTTCGTCACCTGATAGGGTGACAATTTTGTCACCTGATAGGGTGTCTTTTTTGTCACCCACAAAAGAAACTTATACAAAAGAAATAAAAACAAAAGAAATATATACCCCGAAGTCTAAAAATGATGTTGGGGATTTTTCAAAAAATTTTATTGATTTTATATCTCAAAAGTTCGGAAATTTAGCACCTAAAAAGTCGGAGACGCTTTTAAGAAATTCTATATTGACTATAGATAGATTGATCAGAATTGATAAATTTGAGTTCGAATATATTAAATCTGTAATTAGATGGTGTGTTAAAGATACATTTTGGTCAAAACAAGTTAGAAGTCTTGCTTCATTAAGAAATAAATCAAAAAATGGCCTTACAAAATTTCAAAACATGGCAACCTCTTACGACTCTAAACATATAATTACAGGGAATAAACAGCTTGATAACAAAATAAAAGACAAGGTTATATCAAAAAAAACAGCTAAAAATATCGAAACAATGAAAAATATTGACTTAAAATAGTTTTTTTAAAAAGGAAAATACATGGAAAATACATATGAGTTTAAAAAACAAATGTTGTTAGCAGGTGAGGTTTTTTCTAAAGAATTATCATCAAGTATGGTAGAAATATACTGGGAAATATTAAAAAAATATAAAGATGCAGAAGTTTTACATGCTTTTGAAGTAATTTTTAAAAAAAATATTTTTTTTCCAAAACCAGCTGAATTGATAAATATTATAGAAAAAAACAAACTTTCGGTTGATGAAAAAGCCTTGTCTCAAGCAAATAAAGTTGTTAGTCTAGTCAGGAAGATTGGTTCATATTCAAAACCACGCTTCAATGATGAGATAACAAGTTATATCATGAAAAACAATTATAACTGGTCTCTTTTTTGTGTTAATTTAACAGAAAAAGATGTAGTTTTTTTTAAAAAAGATTTTGTCGCTTTGTATAAATTATATTCAAAGAACGAGAACAAACAAAAAAAAATAGAAAACAAAGATTATAAAGTTATAGAATAAAAAACAAACTTTTATTTTTTTTATTGTAAGAAGAAGATTAATTATGTTTTTACTCTATATAATTCTCTCTATATTTCAAATATTTGACACGTAGAGGTTATATAGAGCTAATTTCCAACCTTATCTTTTTTTTTACAACCATTAGTATTGTTTTTTTTATTAATATTAAAAAAATGCTCTATATGGAGGGTATGATGAAATTTTCGGTGTTTAATAAAGGTTCTGATAAAATAGTTAATCTTAATAGGCGCAAAGCTATAAGGGAAAAGTGTATTTCATGTTGTGCTTTTTCTTGTAAAAAAGTAAGCAAATGTAATTTTACTAATTGTGAATTGTTTGTTTTTCGAACAGGGCAAGGAAAACAAGACCCAAAAGAAAGAGTTAAAGCTATTAGAAAATATTGTTTGTGGTGTTGTTGTGGATCAAGAAATGAAGTTAAAAACTGTAAAATTATAAATTGTTCTTTATTTCCTTTTAGGAAATCAGAATTAGATAAAACTTATGCAATAAAAGAGGGTTTAAATGTATAATATAAATGCAATTAACAATAATTTTATGAATAAAGCTGTTAAAATTGCAAAAACTTCAAAATGTTTAAGGCAAAAAGTATGTGCAATTATTACATCAAATGACTTTGAAATGTCAATAGGGGTAAATAGAGTCCCTTTAAATGTAAGGAATTGTACTATTTGTGTTAGAGAATTGAGTAAAATTAAAAGTGGTACTCAATTAGAAAAATGTAATGCCTTGCATGCAGAGCAAATTGCGATTATGTATTGCAAAACAAAAAAAAATCTTAAAATGTATGTTACTCATTTTCCATGTCCTATATGTGCAAAAATGATAATAGAACAAGGTATAAAAACTGTTATATACAAACTAGATTATATTGACAATGATAATATTTCTAAAAAACTTTTTAAACAAGCAAAGATAGAATTAATAAAATTACATTAAAAAAAAGGAGACAAGAATGGCTGTAAACAAAGCAATAATAATTGGCAATTTAGGGCAAGATCCACAAATAACTTACTCAAAAAATGGTCTTAGTGTTTGTAAATTTTCAATAGCAACAACAGATTATTTAAAAAAAGGGGAGAAAAAAACAAACTGGCATAAATGCGTTGCTTTTAACAAAACAGCAGAAGCTATAAGTGAATATTTTTCAAAAGGCAATCAAATATATATTGAGGGTAGAATAGATTATAGTTCTTACGAAAAAGATGAAAACAAGGTATATACTACAAATATTATTGTTAATACATTTTCTTTTGTAAGTAAAAATAATAATAATAATAAAGAAATTCCTTTTTAAAAAATATATGAAATACGGAAACCATATATGATTTTGCCATACATGGTTTCTGTATGCAAATATATTTAAATCAGTGTAGATGTATAAAAAGTTTCAGAATAATAAGTTGAATTGTCAAACTCCTCGCTTAACTCTTTTTCTGTTTTTTTCTTATATCCTTTGCAATCTGCCGAAAAACCATCCCATTCATTTTCACTTGCAATATCTAAACATTGCTTGTAATATTTACAATTTGCATATTTTTTACATCTTTTTATACCACGTTTTGTAATAGGTTTTAAAGTACAACCTTTAATTTTAATCAATTTTTTCATAAAAAAACTCCTTACACTTACTAAATATTTGTAAATTTTACTAACTTAGCATCAAATTTAAGATGTACAGTTCCAAGACTGCCATTTCTTTGTTTTGCTATAATTAGTTCATAATCACCAATTTGTTCTTCATTTTTGTATAGAAAAAAAACGTTATTCGCATCTGCCTCTATAGCTCCAGAATCACGCAAGTCGCTCAAGATTGGCCTTTTGTCAGGTCTTTGCTCTAAAAGCCTGTTTAATTGTGACAATGCTAATACGGGCACATCAAGATCTTTTGCAAGACATTTTAAGCCTCTTGAGATCTTAGATATTTCTAATTGTCTATTACCATTACTTTTTAAATCACCTTCAATAAGTTGTAGATAATCTATAATTATCAAACCTATATTATATTTTTGTTTTAATATTCTTGACTGTATAGCTATATCCATAACAGATAACAGTGTTGAATCATTTATATGAATATTCATCTCTGCTATAATTCCAGCCGCCTTATTGATTCTTTGCCAGTCATCTTTCTTAAGACTACCTTTTCTCAAAAAAGTATTACTAATATTGCTTTCTGATGATATCAACCTCATAGAAAGTTGATTTTTGCTCATCTCTAGTGAAAAAAAAGCGATCGGGACTTTTTCTTTCAAAGCAATGTTTCTGGTTATGTTTAAAGCAAGTGCCGTTTTCCCAACACCCGGTCTAGCTGCTAAAATAGTAAGTTCTGATTTATGAAAACCTTGCGTTATTTCATCTAAATCACAAAAACCACTTTCTAAACCAGCAATAGCCCTGTTATTCATCTGTAACTCTTCTAACTTATCAATACTTTCTTTAACAATATCTTTAATATCAAAAAAGCCTTTTTTATCTTCTATTTCAGCGATTTTTGATATTTCTTCTTGTGCATATTTTATAACAGGTTTTATATCCACAGTTGTGTTTATAGCTTTGTCTATTATAAGTTTTGAGCTTGTGATTAAAGCTCTTAACTTTGATTTATCTCTTAAATAACTTACAAGTTGTTCTATAGATGTGGAAAAAGGAGCGGTTAGTAAAAGTTCAGATAAGTAAGATGCCAGATTTAAATCTCGGTCTTTTTTTTTTATATTAATTGTAATGTTAACAAGATCTATATTCTTATTATCCGCAACCAAATTCTTGATTATTTTAAAAATAATCTGATGTTTATTTAAATAAAAATCAGATTCTTTCAACTTGTTTTGCACAGAAAAAAAAGCTTGATTGTCAAGTATTATAGTTGACAACAAGCTTCTTTCTGCGTCTATGTCATGAGGCAACAATTAGAACCTCACTTTTTCCAGAGAAGGCTTTATATAACCTACCATTCCCTCTGCGTTTTTGTCTTCTGCAAAACTTATTGCATCAGACAAATTTTTAAATATTTTTATAAGCAATGGTTCTTTATAACCATACTCCACGATCCAGTATTCACTTTTCATTTTATTCTCCTTTTTTTTTGCAATTAAGTTTAGTTTTTTCGTAAAACTCAAACACCTTTGTTTCTTTAACTGAAATCCTAGGGTGTACCGTTTTTTTTAGCCTTGAGGCAGTGTTTTCTGCAAGCTCCTTATCTTTAAAGACGTGAGAGTCTTGCTTGCTAGAGAGATAAAAGCTCTCTCCGCTCCACCAGCCACAACTGTTAATAGTTTTTTTATCAGTTCCTTGCTCAACCTCAAGAAAAATTCGATATCTTTTTTTTTTGGGCAGGCAACCCCCTGTAAGCCGGTCTTCACATTGAACACACTTATCAACAAGTGTGTTTAAATAATCATTGCTCTTCATTTTATCCCCCTCTCCAAAAAATATAAAAAAATAAAAACAACTATTGTCAGCGGTAAAGCTATTTTTAAAACATCTGTTAAAAGTTCTAGCATTTTTTCCTCCTTTTTATTTATATGTCCAGATTTATTTCTTCCTCATCTTCTAATCTCCTCGCTTCACTCCTAAGAAAGTTTATTAGATCTTCAATACTTTCTTCATCCTCTTCAAAATCTGCAATCATTGCTCTTTGTCTCAAGATTGCGTTTAAATTGTTCATCTTTTTCCTCCTTTTTTTTAATATTTCTTTTAATGTTTTTTTTAAAGCTCAAGTACTTTTAGAAATCAATCTTTTTTTTCCTTGATCTTTAAGTACATAGTATCATATTTTTAAAAGCAAAGTCAAAGAAAAAATTAAAAAAAATTAAAAAAAAAGTATGTTTTTTTAAGAGAGTTAGTGTTGACAGTGTGTTTCATAAATGTAAAAATAAAAATAAAATATGAGTGTGTGAAAATATATATAAGCATATGTATTTTTTCTGATAAACTCATATAGAGCTATTTTTAGAGTCTAAAAAAACAAAGCAATGTATTTGTCTTAAAGAAAAAAAAGGATGAAAATATGAACGATAAGAGACAGTTGTTTAAAACTAAAAAAATAAAAGCAGGTAGCAGAGAGCAAAACACAATAGATACTGTAATGAAAAAGAAAAATAAAAAAATAGATTTAGAAAAAGCTCTTGAGTTAAGAGTTGTTCATAAGATGAGTTATAAAAAAATTGCAGAGCAATTTAATGTTTCTGGAACAGCTGTCTCTAAAGCTTTAAAAAAATATCAAAATGTATTAGTTGATAAAACAGCGATAAGAGCTTATCAAAAATTAAAAGTTGATATTTTAGATAATGCTGAATTAAAGTTGTTAAATGATATTTTAAAAAAAAGCAAAAGAGATAAAGCTTCTATTTCAGCACTGACAAGCGCTTTGAGTGTGATCGCAAACATGGGGAGACTTGAGAAAGGTTTGTCAACGTCAAATGTAGCATATGCAGATATGAGCCAAAGTCTAGAAGAATTAAAAAAAAAGAGAGAAGAATTAGAAAAAGAATTAGAATAGCTTTATTAAAAAAAAAGGTTTTTAAAAAAAGAAATGGTTTTATTAGAAAAGTACGTTTTTTTTTGTAAAGTTGTGAAATTATTGATTTTATGTGAAAAGACAAAGAAGGTTGAGATAATTTTTGATGATTGTTTCAATTTATTTCATTTTGTTTCAAAACGTCTCAACATAATAATCTTGCATTATATTTTTATTTTGTTATTTTATTAGTACCTCTCGTCTTAAATGTTACGCCTCAATAACTCCTTAATCTCTAATTAAGATAAAAACATATGTGTGTTTTTTTATACACCTATATTTTTACCCCCTACATAGCACCGAGAGTCTTTATACAGCAATATATTTTTTTGAATACATTTCATTGTTTATTTTTAGATATCTTCAATATGAAGCGTATACAAAGAGTTAAGAGCAAGGATATAGTATGCCAGGCAGCTAGGTGTAAACCAATAAGGTTTTTTTATTCCTTTTTTATCTTTTTTTTATACTACCTTTAACCCCTCCCCCCCTATGCAATTTATGTGATATATCCCTCCCACCATACGGATCATTTTTTCTTTTTTTACAACCCACTGAAATCATTATATATATATTTTTTTAAAAAAAATACCATACAACATCGTTTTAAAGCTTATATAGAGTAAGTATTTACTAAAACATTATTTTTTAATATAATCCTATGGTAAGATTAAAATGTTTGTTGAGGTGATCTCTATATACATAATACAAGCATAAAAATATGCATTGTGATGGTTGTAGTTTTATGTAATAATATTTTTTTTTAGACATCAAATAAAGGAATTTTTTTTATGGCTATTATTAACTGGGGAAAAGGTTTAACTGAAAAACAAAAACTAGAAAGTGAGAAGAGAAGAAAAAACACTTTAAAGAAGAGTGCAAAAGCTGGTTTTCAGACAAAACTTAAGAAAGATAAAAAATTAAAAGAGAGTGTTGAGAAGAAGAAGAGAGAGATTGCTAAACTTAAAATGAGAAAGAAGAGGAAAGAAGAAGCTGGAAAACCATTAAGATCATCTTTCGCTAGCACAGCAAGTAGAAAAAAGAATAGTAAAAACAAGGTTAAGTCTTCTGTAAAAAAAACAAAGCCTGAAATATTAACTGAAAAAGAAATAGCTTTGAAAGAAATCTTAGTTAAAGAGAATAATTTGTTAGATGAAATGGCTAGGTATAAAAAAAATAATCTTATTGAGTTTTTTACAAGACCAAACCCAATGCAAAAAAAATTGTTAAAAGCATGGGATGATCCAACTTTTAAAGTATTTGTTTTTACTGGTGGAAATAGAATAGGAAAAACAACAATTGGTGTTATATTGGCTATATCTTTTTCTATAGGTTATTGGCCATGGGATGTTGATAAACCTTTTGTAAAAACACATTCTAAACCTTTTAAGATAAGATATGTAGGTCAAGACTGGGAGAAACAAATAAAATCTGTTGTTATTCCAGAGTTAGTTAAATGGTGGCCAAAGAAAGAAAAGGTAAAAAAAAAGAAAAACAATGTTGGTGTAGAGGCTTTATGGACACATGAAAGAACAGGTTCGACTATAGAAATAATGTCAAACTTGCAATCCTCGGAACTCCACGAGGGTTGGAAGGGAGATCTTGTAATTTATGATGAGCCACCAAGAAGAGATATAAGAGTTGCTAACGCTCGTGGTCTTGTTGACAGGGAGGGTAGAGAGTTGTTTTGTATGACATTGCTAAAAGAAGCTTGGGTTGATAGAGAGGTGATCAGAGCTAAGCTTCCAGATGGCACTATTGATCCAACAGTCTTTTCAATAAAAGGTACTATTTATGAAAACATAGGATATGGTATTACAGAGAATGGGGTTGAGCAATTCTCAAAAACTTTAACAGAGGATGAGAAAGCTGCACGTTTAATGGGAGTGCCTTCTTATATGTCTGGCCTTGTTTATAAAAGATTTTCAAGAGATAAACATATAATAGAGGCTTTTAAAATTCCTTTGGATTGGCCTGTTGATGTTTCTATAGATGTGCATCCAAGAACAGAACAGGCTATTTTATTTTGTGCCACTTCTCCTTTTGGGTTTAAATATGTTGTTGATGAAATCTGGTGTAATGGGGATGGCAAGTTTATAGGTGAGGAAATTATAAGGGTGGCAAATCGTAGGCAGTATAGGATAAATAGAGTTATCATAGACCCATTATCTAAAGCAGATGGAAACAATCAAAGTACTGTTTTTGAAAAAGTACAGAAAGTTTTATGGGCTTATAATTACTGTTTAGAAACAGCTTCAAAAGAAAAAACATCAGGGATTTTACTTGTAAAAGACCACCTTTATGGTGTTAACAAACAACCTTCATTGTTTATATTTCAAAGGTGCGTAAGGTTTTTATTTGAAATCGAGGGGTATATGTATGATAAAAAAACACAGAAACCTGTTGACAAGGACGATCATATGATGGAGAATTTGTATAGACTGCTTCTTTTGAACACAGTTTATACTGAAAAAGAATATGAGGGCTCAGGTGATAGCGAGGAAGAAACTTTAAGTTCTGGAAGGGATGAGATTAGTGGATATTAAAAAATTAGAAAGCTTTATAAAGAACGAGAATATAGCTGATTCACTTTCTAGGGAAAAACTGTGTCATATTGGCAGTCTTGTTGTTAGTGAATATGAGGTTGATGAGGCCTCTAGGGAAGAAATCACAACAATGAATAAAAAAGCTATGGATTTAGCAATGCAAGTTTCAAAAAAAAAGTCGTTTCCTTGGAATGGAGCAGCTAATGTAAAGCTTCCCATGATAACCGTCGCTGGCATTCAATTTGCTAGTCGTGCTCTCCCTGCATTAATACCAGATGAAAAAATAGTTGGAATAAAAATTATAGGCGATGATCCTGATGGTAGCAAGATAGCCTCTGGTGAAAGGGTTGCAAGATTCATGGACTATCAACTTACTGAACTGATGGATAATTGGCTTATAGACACAGATAGGATGTTGCATCAATTGCCAATAACAGGAACTTGTTTTAGAAAGATATATTTTGATCCGCTTTCAAACACTCCAAAATCAACTTTTTTAGGTTTTGATGATGTAATCGTAAACGTAAAAGCTTCTTGCATAAAAACTGCTAGAAGAATAACACATAAATTTAAAATGTTTAAAAACACGATAATTGAGCACCAAAAAGCAGAGATATGGAGAGATGTTGATATTGGAGAGGGTTATCCAGATGAAGATGATAATACAGATGGGTTTGGCGACGATGACACTCCTCACATATTGCTTGAACAACATAGGTGGCTTGACCTTGATGGTGATGGGTATCAAGAACCGTATATAGTTACTGTTCATAAAAACTCTAAGGAAGTTTTGCGTATAATTGCAAGATATAATGCCAACTCTATTGTTTTTAGAAATGGAAAGGCTATAAAGATCGAGCCTACTCAATTTTTTGTTAAATATCCATTCCTTCCAAGTCCAGATGGTAGTTTTTATGATATGGGTTTTGGGACATTGTTACTCCCTATAAACAGTTCAGCAAATACAGCTGTAAATCAATTGTTAGATGCAGGTACACTGGCTAATGCCGGCGGTGGTTTTATGGGGCGTGGCTTAAGAATAAAAAAAGGGGGTTTAAGTTTTAAGCCTGGAGAATGGAAAACTATTGACGTTATGGGGGCAGAAATTAAAAACAATATAGTTCCCTTGCCGATAAGAGAGCCGTCTCAAGTCCTGTTCCAGTTATTAGGCTTGTTGATTACATCTGGAAAAGATATATCATCAGTTCAAGATGCTATAGCTGGAAACAAACCTGGTGAAAATGTATCGGCTGCAACAGTAACAGCTCTTATAGAACAAGGTCTTAAGGTTTTTTCTGGTATACACAAAAGGGTATATAGAGCTATGACTGAGGAGTTTAAGCTTATTTATAAATTAAATGCTGAGCATTTAAAAGAACCACAATATCTTGATATAATTGATGGCTCAATTGATATGAAAGATTTTGATATTAATAATCATAATATTTCACCATCAGCAGAACCACAATTCTCTCTTGATGTACAAAAAGTTGGTAAAGCAGAGAGTCTGATGAGGTTATCTGGAAGACAAGGGTTGGATGAGGATAAAATAACTTATCATTATTTAAAAGCCATAGAAGCTCCAGAAGACATATTGTTAAAACCAAGCGATAGACCAGAGAACCCACCAAACACAGACTTGGAAAAAATCAAGTTAGAAAGAGATAAGTTTAATTTAAAACTAAGTCTTGCAGAGCTTGAAAAAAATAAATTACAAGAGGAAATAAATAAAATAAGGGCAGATGCTTTGTTGCAACTAGCCAGGGCTGAGTCTGAAGAAGAAGGACAGCAGCTTGAGGAATATAAAGTGTTTTCAGAAAACTTAAAAGAAAGGAAACAAAATGAAGCAAACAGAGCTTCAAAAATGGAAAGCAGATCCGCTAACAAAGCAAGTGATAGCGGAGTTGGAGTTAGTGAGGGCAAAGATAGCGCATAGTTTAACAAATGGCGATACGCTGATGGGTAATAGTAAGACAGTTGAAGAAACAGCAAAGTTAGTAGGGGTTATTTATGGTATAGATTTAATATTAAAGTTAGAAATGGAGGAATAAGAAATGGAAGAAATAAACAAGAGTGGTTTGCAGCCAGTAGAATACAAGATACTTATAAAGCTTGATAAGGTAAGCGATAGGACTGCTGGCGGACTATATATACCAATCTCTGTTGTAAAAGAACGTGAAATGAAACAAGTACAAGCGACTTTAATATCTGTGGGCGGGAATGCTTTTGAAGATTGGGCTGTAGCTGACAGACCAAAACCTGGTGACCGTATTTATATAGCGAAAGCAGCAGGGTATGAGGTAATAGGTGTTGATAAGGAAGTGTATAGAGTGGCTAACGACAAAGATATAGCATTGTTAATAAAAGGGGTTAAGCATGGATAGTGAAGAAAGTAAAGATATTCAGGAAAATGTTGAGGAAGGTGTTGAAGAAGGGAAAGAAAACTTCAATCCAGATGGATTTACTGAGGAAGAATTTTTCGAAGAAGATGATAATGTTAACAACAATGAAAAAGCGAAGGAAGATGTAAAAAGCAGCGCAAATAACAGCGAAGAAAAAGCTAAAAGAATGGGTTGGGTTGAAAAAGAGCGTTTTAGAGGAGATAAAAGCAAATGGGTTGATGCAGATGAATTTGTTGAAAGGGGAGAAACAGAACTTCCAATACTGAGAGAGCGTTTAAGAAAAATGGATGGAACGGTTGTTGGTTTAAAAAGCACTATTTCTGAAATGAGAAATACTTTTAGTGAATTTAGAGAGAGGCAGAAAAAATTAACCACCAGTGCTTACGAAAGAGCGTTGAAAGACATAAAGCAAAAACAAAGGCTAGCTGTAGAGGAAGGGGATACAGAAGCCTTTGATGTTGTAGAAGCTGATAGGGAAGAACTTGAAAAGAAATATAATCAAGAAAAATCTGAGACTTTAAAAAATACAAAAACTACTAATGATGAGTTTACTCAATATGAGAACGAAGCTATTGCAGAGTTTGATAATTGGAGGAAGGAAAATAGCTGGTATGATAAAAATCCAATATTACAGTCTTATGCAAGCAATCTTTCTGTAAAATTGCAAAATGCACGAGGTTTAACAGGAACAGCTCTTTATAACGCTGTAAGAGATGATGTTAGAGATCGTTTTCCAGAAGAGTTTCCTGATTATAAAAAAATAGCGGATGTTGTCGGTGATGGAGATTATGTTGAGAAAAGCAACGACAATAAAAAAGGTCGCGAGTTTAAAGATCTGCCAAAAGAAGCTCAAAAAGAGTGTATAAGAATAACGAAGACAATACCAGGGTATACAAGAAAGGATTTTTTAAATGACTACGAATGGTAAAACTGTAGATAACCTCCCTAAGTCCGTTAAACGGGCAATGAGTAAAATATCGAAAAGGATTAAGGCAAGAAGAAAAAGAATACCTGTTGATACTAGTAGATTGAGATTGGCTACTAAAGAAAAAGAAGGTTATCGTCGCAGATGGGTTCTTGATAAAGACGATAGACTTTCAAAGTTCGGCGATGGAGGGTACAATTTTGTTAGTTCAGATGATTTTGAGTTTGAATATGATGATGTAAAAAACTCTAATGGTAGCGTAAATTCTGTTGTCAGTTGTTCTTCTGGTGGTGGTGGAAAAAAAATGTATCTTATGGAAATAAAGGAAGAGTGGTATTTGGAAGACCAAAAAAAGAAAGATCAAAAAATAAAAGATAAAGAGAATTTACTTAAAAAAGGCACTGATAAACACGGAAAAGTTGGCGTTGACGGAAGATATGTTTCTGACGAAGGCATATCAATTAATCGAAATAAAATTTAGGAGAATATATAATGGCAAATACAGACAGTCCTATTGGTTTAGTACCTATTAGGAATAAAAACGGTAAGCCTTGGAACGGTTCTTTTAACAAGTACTATGTTCCTTCTACTTATGCAACCGCTCTTTTTATTGGCGATCCTGTTGTAATAACAGGGACGTCAAACACAAGCGGATATCGTGACAATCCTCCTGGTACTCTTCCAGAAATAAATAAAGCTACCGCTGCTGGTGGTAATTATATTTCAGGAGTTATTGTTGGTTTTGATAATAATCCAGATGATCTTAGTACTGTATATAATAAAGCGAGCACAGAAAGAATGGTCTATGTAGTAGATGACCCCGATATAGTTTTTATGATTCAAGAAGATAGTGCAGGTACGGCACTTGCAGCTACAAGCGTCGGCTTGAATGCTGATCTTGTTTATACACATAGCGGCTCAACTGCTTCTGGAAAAAGTGGCGCAGAACTTGACAGAAGTACGGCTAATACTACAAACACTTTGCAGCTTAAAATACTTCGTCTATTGAATAGAGTTGATAATGCTATTGGTGATAGCGCTATGTGGGAAGTAATGATAAATCTTCACACACAAAGATATCTTACAGGTATATAATTATTAATTAAAAATAAATATGGTAATACTATTTAAAAATACAAAACAGGAGATAATTTAAAATGGGAATAATTTCATCAAGCAACCATCCTAAGCTGCACTGGCCTGGTGTAAAAGCTATTTGGGGGCAAGTATACAATGAACATCAAAAAGAATATCCAGATTTATTTGATATAGATACTTCAACAAAAGGATGGGAAGAAGACGTAAAAATAACAGCGCACCCTTTAGCCCCAATTCAAGGCGAAGGAGAGAGTGTTTCCTATGCTAGCGATTCTCAGTCTTATGTGACAAGATATACCCATGTTGGATATGGACTTGGTTTTATCGTAACAAGAATCGAATTAGCCGACAATCAATACCCTATAGTTGCAAAGAGAAGAGCCAAGGCAAATGCTTTTTCTATGAGACAAACAAAAGAGGTTGTTTCTGCAAATGTTTATAACAGAGCTTTTAGTTCAAATTATCCAGGCGGTGACGGTGTAGCAATCCTCTCTGATTCACATCCTGACGACCAGGGTGGTACTTGGAGTAACATATTGGCTACTCCTGCGGATCTTTCAGAGGTTGCATTGGAAGATCTTTTGACACAGATAATGACGTCAGAAGATGGTCTTGGCAATAAAATCAACATAATGCCTATGAGCTTACATATACATCCGAGTAACTGGTGGGAAGCTAACAGGATTTTAAAGTCTGTTCTGCAAAGTAACTCAGCAGAAAACAATATAAACGTTCTTAAAGCAACAAACGCCCTTCCAAAAGGCATTAAAATGAATCATTATTTTACTGATACAGATGCTTGGTTTGTAAGGACAAACATTCAAAACGGAATGATAATGTATAACAGAGAAAATTTTCCGCTCAAAAAAGATAACGATTTTGCAACAGATAATTGTTTGGCAAAATCTTACATGAGGTTTTCTGTTGGTAACACAGACCCTTTGGGTCTCTTTGGTTCAGCAGGTGCTTAATATGCATTTTTAACAAAAAAACATAAACAGAGCGGCTGATAATCCGCTTCGAACTATAACAAGTTCATTTTTTAATGACCGTAATACGGTATATAGGAGAACATAATGCCAATATCAAATTTCCCATCAGGCTTCCAAAACGGAGTAGCTATTCAAGGAGTTCCACTACTCAACACTTATTCAGGGTCGGTTTTTTGGGTAGATGACTCAGGATCAGACGGAAACAAGGGGACTTTTAGTGCTCCATTTGCAACAATAGACTATGCTATAGGAAGATGTACAGCTAACAGAGGTGATATCATCCTTGTTAAAGCAGGGCATGCAGAAACAATATCAACTGCTGGTGGAATTGCCATGGATGTTGCAGGTGTTACCATTTTAGGGCTTGGCAGTGGCTCTGATAGACCTACTTTAACATTTTCTGCTGTAGATGCCACAATGACTATCTCTGCTGCATCTGCAACTTTTAAAAACTTCCTACTTACGCCTTCAATAGATAGTGTTGTGAGCCCAATAGTCGTTTCTGCGGCTAACTGCACTCTTGATGTCGAGGTTCGAGATGCATCTGCATCAATTGAATGTGTAAGAGCTATATTAACCACAGCTGCTGCGGATAATCTTACTGCAAAACTTAAATACCGTGGTTTTATAGCTGGGGATGCGTGTGACACTCCAATAAGACTGGTCGGTGTAGATTCGGCGAGAATAGACGTAGATTTTTACGGTGTTGCAGCGACATCTGTCGTTGAGTTCCATACAACAGCTTGCCATGATATTGTTGTTACCGGTAAATTTTACAATGATGGCACTTCGCTTACTAAAAATGTTGTAGACACAGTAACTGGCTCAACATGGAGTGCAAGCGGTTGGGATGGAAATTCAAACGCTAATTTTAGCGGTGGTGACAATGCTGCTCTTGCTAGCGATGATATTACAGGCCTATCCACAGCTATAGGTGTAATAGACGGATATCACGATGTCCCAGCTGCCGATAATGTATTAAATGCCCAAATGAATGAAGTTATTGGGAACAAAGCTGATGCTGCTGCTTCTGGAGCGGTAACTACTACTGATACTCTTGTAGGTTACACTAAACAACTTGTTGGTGATACTACTAGCATACTTACAGACACAGGAACAACGCTACCTGCTACACTTGCTGCCATACCTCAATGTGTTGCAAAAACTGATGGTGCGGTTTTGAATGGGCTTGATCCTTTATTTACAATATCAGGTGGCTTGGTGAGATGTAAAATAGTTGGGCATGTCACTACTATTATAGGTGGTGCAGCTAATGGAAGACTACAGCACATCACAACCGATCCTTCAGCTACTGTAGATTTGAACGCTGGTGCTGTTGCTATTGATTCAGATGCGGTTGGGACTATTTATTATAATGTTGGAGCAACAAGTGTTTTCACTCCTTCTAGTGGTCTTGGCTTTCAAATCCTTGACCCTGTAACAGTAGAAGAGACAGAGTTTATTCTTGCTCCAGGTGTTGTTCAGTTTCTTGGAAGTGCTGCTCAGTCTGGCGTAATTGCATGGTATATAACATTTGTGCCATTGTCACCACTAAGTACAGTTGTAGCAGCTTAGTTTTTTTTTGTAAAGCTCCCCATAAAAGGGGAGTTCTAACCAATGAACGCTTTATAAAAGGAGTAGAAAATGAGTACACCAAAAAGATATTCGAATGGCGTGACAAATGTCACATCAGGCAATACATTAGGAGCTTTTATAGATACAGATCCTACTAAATTAGTAACCTTCTTCGATGATTTTATGCCATATACAGCTACAGAATGGGTTAAGACAGCAACTTCTGTTGGCGCTGGGACTTCAGCTGCTGCACAGTCTGATACGTATGTTGGAGGTGCTGTAGTAATAACAAACGCTGCAAACGAAGATGATAGTCTTTGGTGTCAGCATTCACATGATGGTGGAACAAACGATCTTGAAGGTTGGAGGATTCAATCAGGAAAAAAAGCTTGGTTTAAAGCGAAGTTTCAGGGAAATGATGTTGATCAAACAGACTATATAATTGGCATTCATATTACAGCTACCGACCCTATCGATACAGCTCCAACGGATGGGATTTGGTTTCAATCTGACGATGGAGATGCAAACATAGACATACATTGTGTGAAAGATAGCGTATATACATCTGCCTCTGCCATAGGTACTTTAGCTGATGATACTGATATTACTGTTGGTTTTTACTGGGATGGAGTTGACACTATTCACTATTTTGTAAACGATACAGAAAAAGGAACATTATCCTCTGGAACGATTCCTAATGATGAATATATGGCAATTTCTTTCGGTTGTCAAAACGG